GTTGATCACGAGCTGGTCCTGCAAGAGTTTTATTAACTAATTCTTGCCAACCACCTATTTTTTCAGGTTCTCCATATCTAAATCTTATATTATCACCATCAATCCATTGCCCTTCGGCTCCGGTTGCAGTTTGTTGTTTATTAAATCCAGGTTTGAATTGTATTTTCTGTAAAGGCATAACTATTTTATATTATAAAATAGCAAATATCATATACTAAGAAGTTAGTTCAATCCACCCTGTAATTACGTACTTGTTATTAGATATAGGAGGATTACCTCTGTGTAAATGAGTGTATCCAGATGGCCATATTAATAGTTTATCTTTTTCTGCTTTAACTCTCTTGTTTTGATATAAAAATTCTGTTTCACCACCTTCATCTATAGTATTTAAATATAACATGAATGCCATAATTCTATTTCTAGATTCAATACTTGATTTTTCAACATGCCATGAATGAAACCCTTCTCCAATCCCAGTTTTTTGAACTTTCATATCAATAATACTATGTTTAGATAAAGTACTTAAAACACTGTATTTTTTAGAATATTGTGAATAACATTCATTCCAAAAAATTCCATTAAATGGAATTGATATATAAGGTATGTCTACTCCGTAATAAAAAGAAGAGCCATATACATCTATAGCACTATCATCTACTTCATGTTTTTGTTTTGGATTATGATAATATTCATCTCTTCTTTTAACTAGTCCCTTCAAATTTAAATCTTCAAAATATTTAATATATTTATCACATAAATCTGCTCCAAAATAATTATTGAATATTCCTATATGGTCTGAAGTTATTTCAAAAGTTTTCATTTTTTTAAATCTGAAGGAAGACCTAAATGTAATCTTCCATCATATTTATTATTTTCACCTTGAGTCTCAACATTATTATAATGTAAAAAAACTTGTCCGCAATTTTCACCAGTAAAAGGTTCTCTCCAATGTTCAAATATACATCCAGAATAAGCTAACATATCACCAGGATTTAAATCTATTTTAACTCCTTGAGTATTTTCTGTTACATATCCTTCATCTGTTTGTTTTCCTTTTGTAGAATCTGGTTCTAAAAATATTGGCCATGCATCTCCGCCTAAATTTAATGTTGTAGATATCTCACACGATGGTCTATCTTTATGTCTTTTTAATTCGTCTCCTTTTTTATAAATTCTTGCATAAGAATAAGTTTCTATTAATTTTAAACCAGTATGTTGTTCCATTATTGGTTTAACTTTTTTTAATAAAGTTTCCATTGCAATATCGCTATAGTGAGAATATGTGTTTGGAATTTGAGTATCTCCCCAATATCCGAATAATTTTGTAAATGGAGATATATATTTTGTAGCAAATAATGTTTTTGCAACATCTCTTTTTAATAAAAAATATTCGTAAACAAAATCAGCTAATTCTTTTGAAATAGCATTTTTTATAATACAATATTTGTTTTCTTTAAAATTCATTTATTAAATCAATTCTTTTTAATCTTTCCAATGGAGTTTCTCTTACTTGTAATATATCTATAAAAAATACAATAGTCAATCTTTCTTCATCTTTAACATAGTGTCCAGTAGCTCCGTGTAATTGTTTAGCATCATAACATAATAATGAATTATAATGATTTGCTATCTTTAAAATTTCTTTTTTATTATTATAAATAGTTGTTCCATTACTTAAATCACCATTTTTATTTAAATAAATTATTCCGGCTAATACTGCATCACTATCTATATGAATATCATTAATATTTAATGGTTCATTTATTTTATGAAAAGCAACATATGTATTTTGCCATTCAACATATTCCAAATTAAAATTATAATAAATTGATAAGACTTTTTTTATAATATTATCAAATAGGTCTTTATTTATTATATGAAAAGATTTTGATCTTACTCCTTTCCATTTTTCATTTTTTTCAGGTGGAAAATAATCAACTGTTTTTGAATATTCAAAAACTTTATCGGGGTTATTAAAAAAATTATTTATATATAAAGTAGGAAAGTTCATTTTAGTTCAACATTAAAAGACAGACTTATTCTATCTTGGTCACTTTGATTTGGATCCACACTATGATTTAACCAAGCATAAAAAATTAACAATGTCCCTTGTTTCGGAGTTAAAGTATAAAAACCATTAAAATAAGGATGTATGTATTTTCTAGTGTTATCTAACATAATAGTATGCCTATCTAAATTTTCAAAATTAATTGCTCCACAATTATTTGGAGTGTCTATGTAATAAACAGCAGCCAATACCGCTCCTCCATGACAATGTGATTTATTTAAATGACCTTTTTTATTAATATTATACCAAAGACCGCTTATTGAAAGTTCTCTTTTAAATTCAAGTTTATTTTTTACTTGATAAACACATTCACATGCTTTTTTTATAAAACTAGTAACTGCTGGAGTATCATAAACATGATTACTTTGAAATCCTCCAAAATTACTTATTGTTCTTCCATTTGTATTTTTTTCTTGTAAATAAGCATCCTCTCTTAAAGAATCATTTAATTTTTTATCATAAATATTAAAACAAAATATAGGTGTTATAAAAGCAGGTCTTATAATCATATTAATTTATAATTATAGGTTACGTACTTTATTTCCATGGCGGACCAAGATTCCAAATTACTAAAGAATATCTAGTTCCTTCTGTTACTGGTTTAACCCTATGCCATACAAAAGATGGAAATACAATAATAGATCCTCTTTTTCTTATATGTTCTGTATTATTAACAATAGTTGGATCATCTTGATTTCTTATTTGAAACTCTAAGTCACCACCTTTATAATCTTTAGGGTCAGATAATAAACAACTTACAGATAATTTTCTTATTTTTCCTCTAAAATCTGGATTATTCCTTTCGTCATAAGGAGTTGCCCATGAATCACAATGCCAATCATAATACTGATTTAATTTATATTTTGTAAATTGACAAGACTCTGACCAATTCCAATCAAAATTCCATTTTGCATTTACATTTGCGGTATGTATATAGGGATGTATTTCATCGTATATCCATTTATCATTTAACCAAACAATATTTGAATTTCTTTTTTGTTTTAAATCTTTAATGTCTTCCTCTGTTAAATTTTTATCTTTATTTATTTTATCTGTTTCTTTGCCTGTTAAAGCTAATTGTTCTTGTTGTGTATTTCCATATGCAATAAGTTCATCACAAAACTTATCCGATAATGCAGAATCAAAATACCAAAAATAATTTTCTAAGTTCATTTCTTCAATATAAATTTCAATTGTTTATTAACATTTTTTTCAAACAAGTTCAACCTATGTTTTTGTATAGATGTTAATGCAGCTATTGTATTAATAGGTATTTTATTGCAAAATTTGCTAGGCCAATTAAATATATCATCTTTCATAGAATTAATTGTTGATTCAGATAAATTTTCCTCCAAATCAATTATTAACCTATGTTTAATTAAATTATCAAAAAATACATTATATGTATCATTAGAAAAAATATCGCTTATAATTATTAACCCATTTTTTTTTAATACTTTTTTAATATTTATAAAAAAATTATCTAAATTATAAAAAAAATGACAAGAACAATTAGAAATTATTAAATCAAAACTATTTTCTTTTAAAGAAGTTTTTAAAAAATTATCTATATAATAGTAACTATTCTTATATGTTTTTTTAGCATACTCTATAAATTCTTTTTCTATATCAATTCCAACTACAAGACTATTGGTATATTTTCTAATTGTATCAACTCCTCTACCCCATCCACATCCAATATCTAAAATATTTTTATTTTTAGTATTTATATTTTTAATTAAATTTAAATATGAAGTTATTTGATTAGGAAAATCCAAATCTTCTTTTTTAAGGGATATACTTAAATCAATTAAACCATGATTTTGTAAAGGATACCAATCAAAATCTTGAACATAAAATTTTAAAAAATTTAAATCAGATAAATTAACTGTAGGATTTTTACTCATTAAAAAATCTTTTTCTTATTTCAAGATAAGATTTGTTAAATGTAGTTTTTAAAAAATCCATTGTATTGTTACCTTTAAAACCTTCTTTATTATTTTTTTGATTATAGTCTTTAATAATATGGTCATCAAATGCAACATTATGAATTTCAAAATCACTTCTTTTAATAACATAATAAATTGCAAGAGGAGTTCCTCTTGGAATAAAAAACTCTCCAAATTTTTTAAATACCATTTGTTGATTTATTTCATGATATCTATCTGTATCTATAAACCCTGGAAGAACTTCAAATATGTCATTAAAGTTATAATACATTGGTTGTTGCATTAACATATAACCATCTTCTGTTTTACATCTCCATGGGCAGTTTGCTTTTAAAACTAATTTAATGTTTTCTTTTGCATTTTCAGGAACCCAATTTTTATATTGCATTGGACTATGTTCCGTAAATTGAAATAACTCTGATGGAGATTGCCACCCCCAACTATAATCTTCTTTAATAGTAACTCTTAAATCACACCACAAAGGAACTACATAACCGTGTCTATAAAAATCTACAAAAGATGGACATGATTTAACTGTTCCCACAAATGTTTTTCCATATTCTTCTGGATGAGATTTTAATTTTCTAAACCATTCTGGAAAAAATTTTGTACCTTTTTCAATAGGAACTATACTTTCTAATCCCTTTATATGACTCCAAAAAATTATTTTTGGTTTTTTCTTTCTAAAAGCATTAAACATTAATACTTTTTTAACAGTTTTTTACATAATAATCCAGTTAGAACCGTTCCAATACTTTGTATTTGAACCATTTACCCATCTAATATTTACATCATCCCACATGACTGCTCCTTCCGAAGTATCACTACAAACAGGTATAGGAGGAACCCAATCTAATATTTGTTCGTCAAAAATCCAATTATTAAAAGCCTTTATCGGTATAAAGGCATCTTTCATTGAATCATATGTCATACCTATTCCTGCAAAATGGACTCTTGCATTTCTATTGTATGATGTCTGTTTCCAATAAGTTTCAGGATAGACACCATTAAATTTTTCTTTAATAAAAGGATCTTGAACAATATTTTTACTAACCCATTCTTCTGATTTAGAAGAGTAGTCTCCTCCATTAGCATAAACATCGTTGTCGTTAACTACAACAACTCTTAATACTATTTTATTACTTTTATTTATCTCTGCAAAGTGCGCCATAATTTAAATCCTAAGCCGTTGGCCATTCGTTTTGTTTTTTATAAAAATATTGTTCTTCTAAACTCCAAACTCCGGATGCAGTTCCAGCAATTGAATATGCGGGTTCTTTTACAACAACTTTACCTGATCCACCTGCTCCACCAGTTGTTGTTGGATTTGATTGTGTTCCATTTCCTCCACCACCTCCTCCACCTGTATTAACAGTTCCAGGAGTTCCATTAACGCCATTTGAACCTCCTGCTCCACCACCACCTTGGCCACCAGATCCAACTGGTCCATTAACATAAGGTGATCCACCTCCGCCACCACCATAATAAGTTGGACTTGGTGCAGGTGTAGGACTTCCTATTGTAGTAGAAACTCCAGGTCCTCCAGGAGAACCAGATTGTTGTGCACCAGGATGTTGTGTTTGACCTCCTGCTCCACCACCTCCTCCTTGTCCATGCCATTGACCATTATCTGCTCCAGCGTAACCCTCAACTGGTGAATAACCTCCAGTATTACCGGTTCCACCAGAAGATCCTCCACATCCTCCAGGTCCACCAGATGCTCCAGATGGTCCTCCACCACCATATCCTCCACCAGATGCTGCTATAGGAGTTGCTGATGCAAAACTTGAAGGACTTCCTGGTGTACCATTACTTCCTCCAGGACCAGGTGATCCACCTGCTCCTACTGTAACTGATATAGGAGAAGCTGGAACTGGATGAGATGTTATTTGTCTAACTCCTCCTCCACCTCCACCAGAACATCCACCACCATTGTGTGTTGCTCCTGCTGCTCCACCACCTCCAGCAACAACTATAAGATCTACTGTTGTTACAGCTGGATTTCCTACTGTAAATGTTCCAGGAGCATTAAAAGTTGTAATAAGTTCAGAACCCGAAGCTGGTTGATTTGGAATATTATTTGGTCCTATGATACCACCATTTGCACTAGCCATAGCTTGAACCTCCTGTTAACTTATTTCTTCGTATGAAATAACTATTTCAAGATCTCCGTTTGCACTTGCTCCACCTAAAATTGATTTATCTTCTAATAAATAAAAAGAAGAATCACCATCAATTACTTTAAGTGTTGCATCTGCTGGAACAGAAATTGTAGAAGCTAAAGCATAAGATGTTCCACTACCTCCGGCAGAAGTATTAATATCTAATGTCACATCTGCATTGTTAGTTCCATCTACGTTTGCAACCATGATTGAATTAATTTTAAAAACTTTTCCTGATGCAGCAGAATTTGCTAAAAGAACAGTTGTTAAAGTTGTAGTCAACGCAGCATACGTTGTTTGACCGGTAATTGAAGTTACATTTACTATATTCGGGTTAGCCATATTTTTTTATCTCCTGTTTAATTATTATCCAAAAACGATTGCCATTGCAATAGCTTTTCCTGTTGAAAATGGTGTTACAAAAGATAAAGCCGCCGAGCCATTTGTTTGAATTACTTGACCTGAAGTCCCATCTGCCGTGGGTAAAGTAAATAAACTTATTGTTTTTAGCTCTGAATTTACATCTGTAATATTAGTTCCATCAGAATATAATAATTTTATACCTTTATCAGCTGCTGCAAAAGTAGCACCTGATCCTGAAGTTGTTTTAAAAGTAACTGCATATGCCCCCGTTGTAGCATTTTTAACTGTATATGTTTTTTCAATTCCATCTGGAATAACAACGTTAACTGAAGAAGTTAAAGTTCCTGTTAAATTTAAAACAGCATTTTTACCATTAGATAAAATACCATTAGAAAAAGCTAAAGTTGCTCCTGTAGTTGCATTTAATGCAACTGATTCATAACCAGCAATTGCTTGTTGTAAAATATTTAAATTTGTATTTGTAATATCGCCCCATGTACCGGCGTTTTCCCCTGTAACTTGAAGTTCTAGTTTCAGGTCTGTTGAATAACTTGATGCCATATTAATTCCTTATTCGTTTATTTTATTAAATTTATGCGGCAGTGTCAATCTCCGTCCAAGTGACAACAGTTCCGGTGTTAATTTTGGTCCAACTTTGAACACTAGCGCTATTTTGAGTTAGAGTCAATATATTTCCTGTAACATCTACATCAGTGTTTCCACCACCAAAAACAGTGCCTAAATTTGAAGTTAATGCTATTCCTGTAACATCTACAAGTGTAATTGCTTGCCCTGATGCAGTTCCTAGGTCAATAGTTAAACCTATTCCTGTAACATTAACATCAGCAGTTCCAATAATTACAGTTCCAATTGCTAAATCACAAGTCATTCCAATACCTGTAACTGTAGCATCAGGAGAAGGATCTACTTCTCCTTGATTAATGGTCATTGCAATGTCTTCTTCTGAAGCATTCCAACCTTGTTGACCCCAACCTACAACACCCCAACCAACACCAGCCACTGAAGACACTACAGCTAATGCATTAATACCTGCTTCTACCGTTCCTTGTGCAATAGTTAACTGTTGCCCTGTAACAGATACACTTTCCCATAATCCTTCTGCACCCCAAACATCTTCACCCCAAGTTTCTCTACCCCAACCTTCTAAGTTATAAGCTAGAACAGTTCCTACAGCTGAAGTAAGTTGTATTCCTGTAATTGTTGCGTCAGGATCTATATCTACAGTTCCAAGTGTTGTAGTTAATTCTATTCCTGAAGGAAAAGCATCTACAGTAATAACTTCAGTTACAGAATTTAAATTTACTGTTAATCCTATTCCAGTGACATCTACTTGTTGTCCTAATGCTATTGTTACATTTGAAAATCCACCCCAACTTA